GCCTATCGCGCCACGCACAACAGATGGCCGATGAAGAATTTTTTCTGATGTCGGCATAGGGGGACAGATGACTACTCATTTCATTGCCGAGGCACTCGCTACCCCGTGGGCGCTTCAGCCAGAACGGATGTCGGCCTATGCGGCGGTCCTGGCAGGGCGTTATTTCGGACGCATTCGCAGCAACGCGGTCTACGAAGACGGCGACATAGTTTCCGAGACGAAATCCTCAGCCCATGCCGCTCGCCCCGGCAACCGATCTGGCTCGATCGCCGTCGTCCAGGTGTATGGCACGATCATGCAGCGCGCTTCGATGATGAGCATGTGCGACGGCGGCACGAGCACCCAGGCGATTAGTCAGGCGCTGCGGCAGGCGAACGCCGACGAGACGATCAGCGCGATCGTGCTTGACATCGACAGCCCGGGCGGCAGCGTCTACGGCGTATCCGAACTGGCGGCAGAGATTCGCGGCAGCGCAAAGCCCGTCACCGCGGTGGCAAACAGCCTCGCGGCCAGCGCCGCTTACTGGATCGGCTGCGCAGCGTCCGAGTTCTACGTGACCCCGGGCGGCGAGGTCGGATCGATCGGCGTGTGGATGGCACACGAGGATTGGTCTAAGGCCCTGGCGGATCAAGGTGTCACGACGACCCTGATCAGCGCCGGCAAGTTCAAGACCGAGGGCAACCCATACGGGCCGCTGGACACCGAGGCGGCGGATTTCATGCAGTCCCGGGTCAATGACTACTACGGCGCCTTTACCCGAGACGTTGCCAAGGGCCGAAAGATGCAGGTTGAGGACGTCCGCAATGGCATGGGCCAGGGCCGAGTCCTCGGCGCCGATCAGGCGAAGTCCCAAGGCATGGTCGATGGTGTGATGACCTTCGACCAGGTCGTCAGGCAAGTCGCAAAAAGCATGACGCCGGCCCGAAACGGCCGCGCGCAAGAACAGACCCGCCAGCGCCTCGCGCTGCTGGCCCTGGAGTAACCCGGGCGCGCACCGCCCAAACGGCGCCGCGTCCGTTGACGCGCGCCGGGCGGCCCCGTTGGGCCGATGTGCACCCCCCCGTCAAGCCGCTTTCGAGCGGCTTTTTTGTTTCTGGCCCGCCGGCAATGCGCTCGCGGGCCTTTTCCATTTGGAGATTCCCCATGTCCGCACACATCCGCGCGCTGAAAGCCAAGAAGGCCGAAGCCATCAAGCAAGCCGGCGCCCTGAATGCGCTGGAAGTCCTGTCTGCCGAGCAGCAGACCACCCTGGACGGCCATGTGTCGTCGATCACCGCCCTGAACGCCCAAATCGAGCGCGCCGAGTTCTTGGCAGCGCAAGAGGCCGGCATGAACGCTGCCGGCGGCGTCGAGGTCTCGCCGACCGCGTCGATCACGGTCAGTGAAAACGTCTCCAACGACCCGAAGCGCGGCTATGCGAACTTCGGCCAGTTCGCTTCCGACATCGTCGCCGCAGGGCGCGGTGCGGCCCCGAGTCAGCGCCTGCGAATCGGCGCCGCCGCGCCGGGCACGTTCGGCGGCGAGGGCTCTGGCGCAGACGGCGGCTTCCTGGTTCCCCCGGCCTTCTCGGACAGCATCTTCACGCTGGCCCTGACGGACGACGCGCTGTTGCCGCTGACGGACTCGACCCCGGTCGGCGGAAATGGCATGGTCTTCCCCAAGGACGAGACGACCCCTTGGGGCACCAACGGCGTTCGCGCCTACTGGCAGGCTGAGGCCACTGCGGCGACGGCGACTAAGCCCGTGCTCGGCACCCAGGCGCTGCGGTTGCACAAGCTGATGGGCCTCGTCCCGCTCACGAACGAGCTGATCGACGACGGCGCCGCGGCCGGCGCCTACGTCATGCCGCTGATCGCTCGCTCGATCCGCTGGAAGACGAACGAGGCGATCATGTTCGGAACTGGCGAAGGCCAGCCGCAGGGCATGTTCAACAGCGGCGCCGTGATCGTGCAGGCCAAGGACACATCGCAGGCCACGCAGACGGTCAGCACCACGAACGTCGCCAACATGATCGCCCGATTGCCGCCCGGCACGTTCGGCGATGCGCAGTGGTTCATCACCCCGGACGCGCTGCCGTCGTTGTTCACCCTGACGCTTGGCAGCTACCCGATCTATCTGCCGTCATCCGCCGGCCTGCAGGGCTCGCCATACGGCACGCTGCTGGGTCGTCCGATCAACGTGTCGCAGCACGTTCCGGCATTCAGCTCGCAGGGCGACATCTCGCTCGTCGTGCCGAACTGGTATAGGACCATCACCAAGGCCGGCGCGGGCGTGCAAATGGATCAGTCGATGCACCTCTACTTCGACGCCGACGTCACCGCTTTCCGGGCGACTTTCCGCCTGGATGGCGGCAGCAAGATCGCCGCGCCGATCTCCCAGGCGAAGGGTTCCAAGACCTTGAGCCCGTTCATTCAGCTCGCTGCCCGCTGATCAACCTCGTCCGGCTGCGGCCGGCTGGCTCCTCATCTTCTACGGAGATTCGACCATGTACCTGAACCAAAAGCCCAGCGAGATGCTGGCGGTGCTTGCCACCATCGACCCGGTTTCCACCTCCACCACCGTCACCACGGGCTATGTGGACGCCGGTCAGTATTTCAGCCTCCTCGCGCTGATCGACGTCGGCGTTTTCGGCGCCTCGGCGACGGTCGACGCGAAGCTGCAACAGGCCACGGACAACGTCGGCACGGGCGTGAAAGACGTCACCGGCAAGGCGATCACGCAGCTGCTGGCAGCCGGCGGAAACAACCGGCAGGCTCTGATCAACGTCAAGGGCGCGGACTTCGACGTTGAGGGCGGTTTCCGTTACTGCCGCTTGAGCGTGACGGTCGGCACCGCGGCGAGCCTTGTGTCTGCGGCCCTGATCGGTTGCATGCCTCGCATCGCTGTCGTGGCGAATCAGGCCGGCGTCGCCCAGGTCGTCTAAGGCTTTCTCCTGGTCCGCCTTTCGGGGCGTTGTGGCGGGGCGCTTGCGGGCGCCCCGTCCTTTTTGAAAGCCTGCCGACATGCCTCTGATCCAGACGGTCGCGCCAACGGTCGAGCCTGTGCTGCTGGCGGACGCGAAGACATACCTTCGCCTGCCGTCTGACCAGACGTCCGAGGACGCGATGCTGGCTATGCTGATCCGGTCGGCACGGATCTATGCTGAGACCTACACCGGGCGCAGCTTCATCACTCAGAGCTGGTCCCTGGTGCTCGACAGCTTCCCGAGCTACGGCATGAGCGGCAACGATTGGGGCGTGGTCTACAGCCACCCGCGGCAGGCGGTCCTTCTGGAGCGCGGCCCTGTGCAGTCGGTGACGAGCATCGTCTACACATCAATGGCCGGCACCACCGTGACCGTGACCAGCCCGGGGGCGCCGGACTATGCGATTGACCTGAGCGGACCCGTGGGGCGCATCACGCCGGGATTCGGCAAGGTATGGCCGATTCCTCTGCCGCAGATCGCCGCGGTCGCGATCAACTACGTGGCCGGCTACGGCGGGTCGCAGGCGTCGGTCCCTGATGGCATCGAGCAGTGGATCCTGATGCGCGTCGCGACGATCTATGAGAACCGCGAGGAGGTCGCGATTCTGAGCAAGGGCAAAGTGCAAGAGCTGCCCTATGTTGACTGCCTGCTGGACCCGTATCGGGTGCCGATGCTATGAGAGCCGGAGACCTTCGCCGGCGAATTCAGGTGCAGTCGCGGCAGACCACGGTCGACACCTACGGGCAGCAGTCGACGACCTGGGCGGCAGTTCTGTCCGATGTGCCGGCAGCGATCGAGCCGATGTCCGGGCGCGAGCTGCTGGCGGCGCAGTCGATCAATGCCGAGATCACGCACAAGATCACGGTCCGCTATCACTTGCTGCTGGCCGACCCGATCAAGGTGGCCGGTTACCGGGTGGTCTACACGAACGGCGGCGTCACGCGCTATTTCAACGTGGCTTCGTGTATCAACGTCGAAGAACGCAACCGCGAAATCAACCTCATGGCCACCGAAGGCCTGAACCAAGGCTGAAGGAGCCAAAACCATGACCCTCAAAGCGGGCGACGTCGCGCGCCTCATCCAGCCCGAATTGAAGGGCATCGTCATCGCGCGGCGCTTCAATGACCAGGATCAGCTCGAGGTCTGTCTGGAGTGGACTGATTCCGCGGGTGATCTCCAGCATCGCTGGTTCGTCGAATCTCTCCTGGAGGTGGCAGCATGAAAAAGACCGCAATGGGCGAGGCTGTCAGCGCCGTCGCCGGCACCGCGTCGGCATTCGTGCCGGCTGTCTCTCAGACCGAGCAGGCGCACGCCGAGGGCTTCTACACCGTGACCTTCGTCGATGCGAACGGCGTCGAGCAGTGG